TTATAATTTGTTACTGTGCCACTCAAGGGCAATATCTTTGAAGGTGTTGTTTAACTGCGTTTCCCGGGCAATCTTTTCCTCGCGCTTCACTTCCATCAGATCGATTCCCCCAGAGATACCTCTTTTAGCTTCTTCAAGTTTTGCAGGAGCATCAGCTAAGGTGACCTCAGGATACACACCTAGTGCTAACAGCTTCTCTTTACCAGCTACACGATACTTGAGACGCCAATATTCTCCTCCACCAGGTTTTACCAGGAGGTACAGACCACCACCATCAGCCAACTTGTAAGCCTTCTCTTTTGGCTTGGCAGTGTCTATTTGACGGGCATTGAGTTTCACTTGGGGGTATCTCCACTAAACTGAACAGCAAATCCCCTCAATTGCTTGTAGAGTTTGGGGTACTTAAATAGACGTCAAAAGACTAAAAGGGGCATTAATATACTGATTATAAGAGGTTTTTAAATACTTGAGTAGACTTGGGGAGACGTTAGAATGGTGCCGATAATAGGAGTCGAACCTACGACCTTCGCATTACGAATTATAAGAATCTGCTTCTAATTCAAAGCATTACCCCATCAACACTGCGCTCACACGTCCCACCACATCAAAACATGTAAAGCCTTGCAAGTCATTGCGAGGCCTTATGTGTCTCAGTTTTGTCCCACCTTGTATTACGACTTGCATAGCCAATGAAGATAAATGTGACGACAAACGGCGCAGCAGTCTTCTTTTCCTTCATACTTTCCCCACCCAGCATGCATACCTTCTACCATAACAGTAGTTAATGTCTGTTATGAGCGAGAAGCGGACGTTCAATGTGATAAAGCTCAGGAACATTGTCGTTGATGATGATAAAGAGGATCAGACTAACTTAGCACTTCTCATCACGTTGATAAGGCATAGAAATTACAAACACTATTGTGAATATCGTTTTACTATAGTAAATTCAAGTAAGTTCTTTTCGTTCGTTATTACACAAAATAAAGTTCACTCTAAGGTTGAAAAATGTTAGATATCAGAATGTCACGACCATCTGAAGCAGATGAGATCATACAAATCTGGAAGAGTTCAGTGGATGCTACCCACGACTTTCTTACAGGTCATGACCGACAAGAAATCGAAAAAGAAGTTGTCGGCTTTTTCTCAGAAACTCCTGTATGGGTTGCAACAAATCAGGATGACCAACCGCTAGGATTTATGTTTTTGCATAAGGGCCATCTGGAGGCACTTTTTGTAGCAGGCTCTGCTCGCGGACTTGGCGTCGGAAAACGTTTGATCTCTCATGCACTGGCACTGCATCCAGAGCTAAGCGTTGATGTAAATGAACAAAACCAGCAGGCTGTAGGGTTTTATCAGCATATGGGTTTTAAGGTATCAGGGCGTTCCGATCTGGATAATCAGGGAAGGCCATACCCCTTGTTGCATCTGAGAATGGCCAATAACATGTAACCAATGTGGCAGAGAAGATATCATTGATTTTTTTGGCTAAAAGCCACGATGTAAGAACAGCTCTGCTCACTATCTGGATTGCTCATTTGGTACTCGCTTGCAAAGGTAAGGGCAAGACAGTCACCGGCACGTAAATGATGGGTCTGATTTTTGACTCGAAAATCAAGGCTACCACTCATCACCCAAAGCGTTTGCCCGGAAAGATGCTCATTTGCGGAGGCGGGTATCGTCAACTCACCCATTGCAGGAATTTCAACTTTGATCAGTTCCGGGCATGCCCCCGCAGGAGACAAAGACCAACGAGTGATGCCTGATTGCTCATCCGTCCAGTGCTGTTGCTGATGAGCAAAACGAACCAGGGAATTCTGATGTTGCTCAAGCTCTGCAAAGAGTTTAGATAGCGTTACATTCATGGCGTTGGCCAGGCGGCTAAGGATAGTTGCACTAGGGCTGGAGATGCCTCGTTCAATCTTACTAATCATGGCCTGACTGACGCCCGATCGTTGAGCAAGCTCTGTTACAGTCAAATTGCGAGCCTTCCTGTGTTTAAGCAATAAACGTGCAATATCGCTATCTACTATCTGATTTTTAGATTTTTTATCCATTTCAGCCCTCTCTTTCACCAACCTGATTATGCCATTACATAAATTGGCCTGAAATAAATGATTTTGTAAGTCTGTAAATTCACTATTCCTAAGCGTGGTACTTCGTTTATACGCACCTATGACCTTAAAATATGAGTTGGTAAGCTTAACGTCCGCTTTTGGCACATAGCAGTCCTAGAGACACTGGCGTAAAGCCATGGAGGATCGGTGGGAGGAGGTAAAAATCCTCTCATGCAAAAAATACGCAAAATCGATAACAGTTGGAAATCATTCAATACTCGCACTATCGGAAGTTCACCAGCCAGTCGTAGCACGTTCTTGCATACGACGTGGCTACGGGTTTCGAGACCGACCCGATCATCAAACGAAACATAAGATTAGCTCACATTATGAGGAAAGGTATCTTTTTGCGCTATGTAAATTCAAAGGGTTAGCCTCATTTTCCCGGTGGCTTTCTCAACACTACTAGTTGTGAGCCCTTGCAATGTTCATTAATATGCGTCTCACAAATAATTCACAGATATTGCAAAATGGATATTACTGAGTTTCCTTCTGGAGTAATTGAACACCTTGGCTGGTATGTATACCGATTGATTGATCCTAGGGACGGAAGCACCTTCTATGTAGGGAAAGGCAAAGGTAACCGCGTATTTGCCCATATGCGCGGTGAGGTGGCAGCGGCTGATGATGACGAGTTACTGAGCAACAAGCTAAAGCAAATCAGAGAAATAAGGTTAGCAGGACTTGAAGTTATCCACGTCATCCATCGACACGGAATGACTGATGAAAAGACGGCGTACGAAGTTGAAGCAGCACTTATTGATGCCTACCCTGGGTTAACGAATATCATGAATGGTGCTGGCAGCAATGAATTCGGCGCCGCGCATGTCAAAGAGTTGATAGCAACATATCAACCCGAAACCATAACATTTCATCATAAAGCATTAATGATTTCCGTTAACAGAAGTGCAAAGGATTCAGAGCTTTATGATGCGGTTCGATTTAGCTGGCGCATTAATGTCTCTCGCGCCAGCCAAGCAGAAGTCATTCTTGCTACTGTAAGGGGGATCGTTCGAGGGGTTTTCATTGCTGATAAATGGCTCAAATCAACACGTGAAAATTTCCCTACGATGAAATACTGGGACGAAGATCCTGACTTTGAGGCAACACAAAGTTCTCGCTATGGTTTTGAAGGTCGAGAAGCCCCACCTGAAATAGCAAATCTTTATCTTGGAAAAAAAATACCAGATGAATTAAGAAAAAAAGGAGCTATGTCCCCGGTCCGTTACTCACCTAATTTTTGAGTCTTTAAGTGATAAGCATAAACCGCAGCACGATCTTGCATACGACGTGCTACGGTTTCATTTATCTCCGACCGGAAACTTCTTATACAGTGTCGATATACCAACATCATAGATGATCGCCACCTTCTGGCGAGGAACGCCTGATGCAATTAATCGCCCGGCCTGCGCCCATTGTTCTGGTGTAAGTTTGGGACGACGTCCACCAATTCGTCCCTGTGCGCGAGCAGCTTCCAGTCCAGCTTTTGTTCGTTCAACAATCAGTTCACGCTCCATTTCAGCCAGGGCACCCATCACATGAAAGAAAAAGCGCCCCATTGGGGTACTAGTATCAATTGAATCCGTCAGACTACGAAAGTTGATGCCTCGTTCGCGCAACTCCTCAACCAGAATGACCAGATGCCGCATACTACGCCCCAGCCGATCCAGCTTCCAGACAACCAGAGTGTCACCTGCCGATAATGTCCTGAGCAGTTTTTTCAGTCCAGGCCTTTCGGACTTTGTACCGCTTATCTTGTCTTCAAAAATCAGCTCGCATCCTGCACAGTTCAGCGCATTACGTTGTAGATCTGTGTTCTGGTCATTTGTTGACACACGTACATAGCCAATAAGCATGGTAGATCTCCCTGACAAAAGCAGGAATGATGCCATTTGCTCGTTATTTCTGCATTTTCATAAACGTTGGTTTGGGAGAAGCGGCAAAGAGGAATGTGGGGACAGGAGAAAATCAGGTACCGGATATGAACAGCTTTGGTAACTCATTGACCGCCAATGGATACCAGAAATTACCTGGGGGGATGATTATTCAATGGGGGAGTTTTTCTGTCTCACCAACCGGAGGAAGTGTTGGAACAGTTGATATAACATTACCTGTAGCTTTCCCTGCTGCTTGTCGTTCGGTAAACGCTCTTATTTCAACTAATGATCCTTCTGCCCGTTCTGTGGGCTTTGATATTGGAAGTACCAACAGAACTAAAATCAGATTTACTTACACTTCTGCTACAACAAATTCAATTTACTGGATGGCTGTGGGGTATTAACTATGGAAAAGACATATTATTTTAATCCCTCTGATTCGGGATTTTATATTTCACCAGATAGCCAAACCATTCCTGAGAACGCTACGAAAATAAACTTTACTATTTATTCTGAGTTCGCAGGAGTTGCATGGCCTGATGGTAAAATACTTGGTTCAGATAAAAATGGTTTTCCAGCATGGCAGGATGCGCCACCACTTACCAGCGAAGAATTAATCTCAATCTCTGAATCAAATAAACAGCGATTAGTTAATCAGGCCAACGAATACATGAACAGTAAACAATGGCCTGGTAAAGCGGCGATTGGTCGTCTGAAAGGTGAGGAACTGGCGCAATATAATTTGTGGCTGGATTATCTGGACGCACTGGAACTGGTCGATACTTCCAGTGCGCCAGATATTGAATGGCCTACTCCTCCGGCAGTTCAGGCCAGATGACATCCGGCGCGGTACTGGTATCTGTTGCCGTCACCGCGTCAATGTAATCCAGCACAGTGTTAAGTCGGGTGGTCTCTGCCTGCATCAGCTTCCGCCCGGCCTGCAATTTCAGTTGAATCAGACTAATGGAAGCCATTGCAGTATCAATCAGTGACTGACGTTGTGCTTCTGCCGCGTCTACTGCGGCGCTATGCTGTGTCTCAGTATCCGTCACCCATTTCTCACCATCCCATTTATCGTATGGCGTTAACGGGGCGATAGTGGTTGTTTTTTCGGGGTAATCACCCGGAGTTGTGATTTCTTTGGCGTCTCCCGTTTCGGTGTTATAGACGATTTCACCGCGATGGTCTGGTACATATTCCCATGAGTTAAAATCTGCAGAGCGGCAGATTGCATAACCAGCTTTGTAGGTGCCTGGAGCATCTAAACAGGAATATGCCGGAATGCCGACACCAACAGCAAGATATTCAGTTGAAGCTGAAATATACTCCCGACTCATGACGTCAAAGTTATAAACAGTAATTTCTCCTGCCATAGTGGCAATTAATTCACTGTTTAATTCTGCGTTATTCATTATGCAGCCCTCACAATATAGTTAAAAGCGACATTTCGTGGGCGTGTTTCATTCGCACCTGCAGGTTTAGTCGTTGCCGCAACAACACCACCCTCTGTAATAGCCGGGTTGGGAATTGGGTAATTATCGAAGTCAATGGCTGGAGACAGGGGCGTGATTTGTTTTAAAATCGTGGTGCCTGTAAAACTTCCCAGAGTCTGGTCGTTAGTTCGTGAAGTCCAGATTCCCCAATAGTGGTTATGACTGACAATCGCACCGTCCTGAAGCGTTAATAATCCCCTTCCGTTATCCACTCCACGTCCGTCATCCCAGCCACGAATAAACTCACCGCGTAAATCAGGTAATTTATTTGTCGGATAAGCCTTTGCCAGTTCCGGGTATTCTTCAGCAGAAAAAGCTGCTCCGTTGCATTTCAGCCAGCCTGTTGGCGGAGTGGCTGAAGGCCACGGAACAGGCACACCAACGGGTAATGCTGAGCCTTCTCCCAAACCAAGGTTTTCGAGAGCTGTTTTCACCGTGCCATCCGATTTGATATCGCCAAACGGATTCTTGCGGCTTAACAGCAGCGCACGAAGCGCGGTAAGCAGCTGGTCATGCCGCCCCTTCTCCAGGCTGGCACCGGATGCCTCCACAACGCTGCAAAGCTCCTCCTGCAACATGTCAAAGTAGTCATCATCCAGATCGGTGGCAGGCGTGCCGGTCTGGGGGTTACCACGGGTAAAACCGTTCTTACCCGCGCCGAACTTATCCTTCTGCGCGGTTTTCGTGTCTATACGATGCATGGATTACTCCGGATATTTAAAAATCACATAGGTATGCGACGGGCAGAGTTTGTTAAGAACACACTCGACAACGGTGTCCCCCCAGAAGCGCAGCGCGGAATCACAGGGATCGCCACATGTCATCCAGGTGGTGTTGGTGGCGGCTGGCATGTTGACCTGCCAGTAATACCGCCATTCCGGCGCATTCACCGCGTCAGTACAGGCAGATGAGCAGGTGAACGTGCTTTTGTCGTATCGCGTGATGGTGGCGTCTGGTCTGCCCAGGGCAGCAAGCTGCGCAAGGTAAAAATCCTCATTGATGCCGCCCGCCAGGTTAACCTTCGCATCCAGCCGTTGCTGACGCTGGCGAAGGGTCTGTGTCCCTGCCGGAATACATTCATCCGGCAGGCCGCACAGACGCTCCCAGCGGTTTATCAGTTCGGTGGTGGTGCGCGGATCCAGCTCCTGCATCAGGGCATCCGCACGCTGATGAACACGGGTTAATGACGGTGCCGCACCGGCAATCGCCGGATCGCTGGCTGACCACGCCGGACCGGGCGGCAACAGTGCTGACAACAGACGGATGTAATCATCGTTTGTCACGTCCATGAAATCGCCCCCAGAACCGCCAGTTCATTTTTCGCAATGGTGATATTGTCCGCCGGTGCAAGCAACTGATGGCTGTATTCCCCGTTCGCACCGGAAATCGCTTCACTGATACGTGACACCTTCAGTTCTCCCTGCGGATAACCATCACGCAGCAGGAACGAACGCAACTCCGCGGTGATGGCAGCCCGTATTTCCGGTGTGTCCGGCGTCACACGGATATGAAAATCCACCGTATGTGCCACCGGCCTGAACACATACAAATCAGAGCCTGCCACCGGGGCCAGTGGCCCGATATGTTGTCTTGCCGCCGTTTCCGTTGATTCTTCCGGAATGGGATTAATCAGGTCACTGCTGGCAATCATCACACCGACAGTCCCCGTTCCCATCCAGTGTCGGTATGTCCATGCGCGGGTAATGCCAGGCACTTCTTTAGCCCAGACGACATAGTCCCCGTCAGCCCCGCCCTGCGGCGTCCAGTAATACCGCTCAATGACGCGGGCGCGCCACGTTTCCAGCTCTTCAGTATCAAATCCGCCTGTCAGGGTGTCAGCCACACCGGAAGACGGCAGACCATTCACCGGCGTGACCAGGATTAATGCCGTACCGTCGTCAGCGTTACCGACCGCACCTGCACTTGAGCAGGCGATCGGCACGCGCAGGACACCACCGGAGCTGATTGCATCGTCAGTTGTCGTGTACTGCACCAGGTCATCGCGCTGAATAACACTCCCGGCAGTCACCTTCAGGCCATCGCTGACACCTTCCCAGCGCATATACCCGCTGGCAACCGTGGCCCCCTTGCGCGGACACCGTTTCATCGCAGCATGTCGCGCCAGCCAGGACTCATCGCACAGGTCAGGCAGCATATTCATTGCCAGATAATCGATGTAACCGTAGACCGTATGCAGCGCCGCCGCATACACCTTTGCCCGCACGTCTTCATCCATGCGCCGGAGCGTGTCGCTGACGTCCAGCCTGGCGAATAAATCGTTACGGAGCATACTGATATTTTCTGCCAGCGTCGGGCGCTGAAATTCACTGTCCGCCATGCGTTATCGCACTCCACAGATCATCAAAAGAAATCATTACTGGTCCATCACGACGCCAGAGGGTGATACTGTTACCCAGCTCATTAATCCCGGTGCGGCGGATATCCAGATCAATACGGGACACCACGCCGTCATCAGTCATCCATTGCAGGCATTCGCGGATATATCCCCTTACCGTCTGCACCAGCTGATTGGTCAGTTTGCTGCGCTGAAGCAACCACAGTCGGGAGCCGTAACGGTCATTCTGTACCGCAGGCCAGGTATCCCCCCACCATCCCATCGGGACGTCGGCATTGTCATCAGGCTCCGCCCGCCGCCAGGTGAACAGGGAAATCACCACGGCGCGGGTCAGCGGATCCAGCGGTGCGCTGGCGCAGGTGCGTTTACCGTTCACCGTCAGCCACAGTTCCATCATGCCTCCATCGCTTTATCAGGTTTGTCGGTGTTACTGCCCTGACCGTTCTCTCTGTGACGATGCCCGTTATAGGCAAGCCGCATCGCTGACATGGTGGTGCCGCCGGAGTCGCACAGGTCTTTCACCTGTCCGGTCACTTCCAGATCCATTTCAAAACGTGCTTCAGGTGCATTGCGAAACGTGATCGTTTTCCCTGCACCGTCCACCACGATCCCCTCCCGGGTCAGCGTCACAGACTGCCCCTGATCGTCATAGACAGCCACCTCACCCGTTTGCAGCCCTTTCAGGCGGTAGCGCCGGTCCGACACCGTAACAACCACCGCATGAGAACGGTCGCCATCCGGAAACAACACCACCGCTTCCGCACCGCTGTTTGCCCTTGCGGTAAAACCGTAGGGTTCAAGATGTTCAACCCCGGCTTTGGGTTCACCGGCAATCAGGGACACATCCACGGTCTGACATTTCGTGGCGGCACTGATGCTTTTCACCACTGCCCGCCCAATCAGGCCGAGAAGTTGTCGCTGCATGGCTTCAATCGTCCTCATCAGAACGGGTCCTCCTGTACTCTGGCTTTTTTCTTTTTCCGCGCGCCGGGGGCTTCGGGTTCAGGCAGATAAGCATCAGGCGGGCCGACACGGATTTCCGTCAGGGTGCCGTTCTGGTCCTGAGTAAACGTGACTTCCGAGACAAGCAGTTCGGTATTGTCGAAACCACAGACCGGATCGAAGACAATCACCCGCTGGTTGGGCTGCCACAGCGTACCGTTACCCTGTCGCCAGCCCTGCACCACATAGGTGGTTTCATCCGTCCGCGCCGCCTGTTTTCGGGCTTCAAAGTCAGCACGCGCAATACAGCCTGCCCCCGTGGCCTGCCCTGTCTGCCTGATATACATCGGACGGTAACGGGCAATAAATGCGTCCTCTGTGCGGGCCCGCAGCGCGGTGGTGGTGGCCTCACCGAAATCATCGTCGTTTCCGGCACGCTGCCCCGCCACCTGGTAAACAGAAAACCGCTCCCGGATACTCTTCTCCGTATCACAGGAAAGGATGTTTTCCCCAAGTACCAGCGCGGTATGTGCCCGCGTTGAGCCAATACCGCCAATCACCAGCCTGCCGTGCGGGTCGTCGTAAGCCAGCGCCTGCTGCTGACCGAGTATTTTGTTGATTACCTCAATCACCGTTTCACCGTGATCAGGCTGAACATCAGGAATAACACCCGACGGCGCACCGCTGTTCACCACCTCAATGCCGAAAGGCGCAGCAAGCGCCTGCGCAATCTGCACCAGCGAGCGTCCGTTAAACTGTGTCGGTTCGGCTGCACAGTCAATCAGGTCAGCCGTCAGACTACGTCCGGCAATACCGGTGCTGACCGAACGGGCATCGTAACGAACGGGAGTCGCCTCCACCCAGCCGGTGATCACCAGCTCATCACCAATCAGCACTTCCACTTTTGAACCGTTTTTAATGCGCGGCTGAAGCGTGGTGATACCCTCATCTCCCGGCCATTGGTGAGTGATCTCCACACTGAAATCCCGCGCCAGCCGTTCAATACCGGCACCGATGCGCACCGATGTCCAGCCATTCCACTCCCGGCCATTTACCCGTAGCGTGACATTGTCGTTCATTGCACTGGCACCTTCAGAGGGATCACCGGCACAAAGCCGGGATGCGTAATGGCATTACGCCGGATAATGTCCGCGTCACGCGCCGCGTTATCAAACCAGGTCGCCGCCAGCACCAGCGCGGGTAAAACCTCATCCGGCGTGCGCTGAATGATCCGTGCAGACTGTTCAAGGCGCGTGTTGATATCCGCATTCAGATCTGCTTTCACCCGGCGCAGCGCCAGAAACAGCGCATCACTGGTTGTACGGGACAACTCCTTATCAATTGCCGTATTCAGTGTGTCGCGAATGTCGGTCAGTTCTTCCCACGTTGGCAGGTCAACCGTGTTTTTCACCGCCGGTGCATTGTTCAGTGCCGGATGCGTGACAGAAGGCCAGCCGGTGCTCTGCGCGGGTGTTGTTGACTGCCCTACTGTGGCATTCTGCATCACCGCGGAAGTTGTGGGCGCAGGCAATCGTGTGACGGCATACGCCGCTTCGCTGATTGCGGTCGTACGAAGGGTGCTGGCAACCACGTTACGCTGCTGCGTCGCCGTGGCGGTAGTTTTACTGTCCGTTTTCCAGACGCCGCGCGGTTGCAGATCGCTGCCGAGGCTGACACCGGAAAGCGTTTTGATCATGGTGACCAGGTCGCTGGCGTTACCATAAAGGCGTTTCCCGGTACGCCACATTTTCTGCACCTGCTCAACGAAATTTTTGCCTGACGATGGTGGCGGCAGAAGTACCGAGATATCCCCCTGCAACAGCCTGGCGGCATCCGATACGGCAGAATCCACCACTTTCATCGCATCAGAAACATACCCAAGCATTGTGCTGGCATTACCGACGACGTCGTTCTGCACAAAATCTGCCACGCTATCGATACTGAAACCACTGAAGCTGTCACTGATGCAGTCATCCAGTGCAGAACAGGATGACATCAGCGTCTGCGCCGTCGCCGCACCTGAAGTGGGGTAAGAGAGTTCTCCCGCTTCGACAAACTTCAGGTCAAAGCGGACAATACGCCCTTCACTCTTCGATGTGCTGACCCGAACTTCCCCGTCAACACAGACTTTCAGCTCACCGTAAGTCGGATGGACAAGCGTGCCGGGACCGGGTTTATTCAGCGCGTCAATCAGGCGATCGCGCTGGTCAAAGCAGTCATCTCCCACCACATAAGCTGTGATGGACGGGCGGAAAGTGATTTTCCCCAGGTCTTCGGTATAGGGTTTGTCGCGGTTCGGGTATTCGTGCGTTTCCACACGACGACCGGTTCCCGCACTTTCTTCTTCAACCTTAAACGGCACACCGCGAAATGACGCGTCCTGAAGTCTGTCTTTCCACGTCATATAAACTCCGTACATAAAAAATCCCACCGGAGTGGGACTCATTAACAGATTAATTTTTCATTACCTGCCAAAGCGCGTATAGCCAACATCATGGCTGACATCAAAACCGCTGGATCGCGTTTCCATAACCCGCATACCCGGAGGCGAATTCACAAAAGAGACCTTGATCTCACCATCAACTTTTGGCGCAGAAGCTTTGTTAATCATGAAGGGATTCGGGCCTGTGGCACCGGAGGCGTTGTTTGACTGAGCCGGATCTACCGCCTGATAAGGTGTGTATCCCCGTGCCGGTATTCCCGTCCCATAAGCATCATAAGCACCCGCGCCCCACTGCGCAGAGTTAATGGCATCGACCGTGTCACCGGAACTGTCGGTAAACCACTCAATAATTGGCTTCAGTTTGTCCCACATATCCTGAAACCACTTAACAACCGGTCCCCAGTTATTGATTACCATCCCCAGCGGCGACCAGGCAAAAACCTTCTTCAGAAGTTCCCGGCCAGCCTCAAAATAAGGACCAATGGTTTCCCAGAGCTTCTTGAAATAAGGTCCGACAACATCCCAGTTAGTGATAATTAATCCCGCAGCCAGGGCTATCGCCGTCGCAATCATTCCAATCGGCGTCATCGACATGATCCTGCTGACAATACTGATGGCACCGCCAACGCCCATCAATCCCAGTTTCAGAATCGCAAGACCGGCAGCAAGCCCGACGACGCCGCGAATAACCCGGGGATTTTCATCCGCAAACTTCGTGAATTTTTCCCCTAACTCCCCCAGCCATTGCGTGATATTTTTGGCGTCACCAGAAAATGCGCCGCCAATAGCCGCAAGGCCGTTAGTTGCGGTCCCCGTCATTGCCTCCCACAGGTTGGACAGCGTACCAAGCTGGGCCTGAACACGTTTATTCAGGCTGGCCTGTTTATTCATCTTCTGCTGGATCTGATCGTAGCCATCCTTTCCTTTATCGATTAGTGCATTGACCACCTGAAGGGTTTCGGCATCATCACCAAATATTGCCTTAAGTACACCTGTTCGCTTAACGTCGGTCAGTTTTCGCAGCTTTGCCAGTTGCCTGAACATGTTATCAAGACCGCCAAAACTTCCTTTGCCGTCAGTAAAATCGAGCTGTACCCCGAGTTTCTGGCGGGCCATGATTTTATTGACGTCCCTGATTTTCTTAACGCTTAATCCGGACTGGATAACTTTTCGCAGGGCGTTACCTGCCGACTCCCCGTTCATCCCCATCTGATCCATCATGACGCTGATGGGGGCAAGGCTCTGTGCAGCCTGAAGACCGTCCTTGTTCACCATCTTCAGAACAGAGCTGGTTTTAGTGAAGAAGGACAACATGTTGGTATCGTCAACACCCAGATAAAACGCCTTCTGGATAGTGTCGAACAGCCCCATCATGTCTTCTGACGCCGTTCCGGTAGCATCCTGCATCTTTGCAGCAAACTCAGCAGCCGCTTCCGGTGTTTTTTTCAGTTGTACCGCAAGATAAGCTGTCGCTTTACCCACACCGCCAAGAATGTTTTCTGCCGGGATCCCCTGACGCACCAGCATCTGCATCATGTTCTGGAAATCAGCCGTTGTACCGGGTAGCTGGTTACCCAGGCCAATAGCCAGTTTATTGATGTCCTGAAAGCTCTTTCCGACCTCGCCGTTCGCATCCATCATGGCGACTTTCAGCCCGGTGGCGGCGTTTTCCTGATCGGCATAAGATTTCAGGGAAAGCGTCAGACCCGCTGCCAGTCCGCCACCAAGCGCCAGCCCACCCTGTGACGCTTCTTCCGCCTGGCGTTTAAATCCCCGGATTTTCTTTTGCATTTTCGACAGCGCGGGAGAAAGCCTGTCGACACCGGTGATCAACGCCTTAAGCTCAAATTCAGCCATGTGTGCGTTTCTCCTGCTCTATCCTGTTTGCCTGACTGACCAGCAAGGGAATTTCACTGATCGGCATATTCAGCAATTCGAAGGGATTAATGCGCCAGTAGCTGGCGCAGTCAAAGAAGCGATCAGTGAGGTATTCAGCCGTCAGGCCTGGAGGAAAAAACCAGCCACAAGCCACGCCGCTGCATTCAGATCTGCCGGAGACATCTGGTCGACAGAGCTTTGCGGCACTTTCGCCAGCCGCACAATGTATTTCGACACCACATGCGCCAGAAGTCTGACGGACTCATCCTGATTCATCTGGTAGGGATACCCCAGCTCGCGGACATCCTTCCCGGTGGGTTCATCAAACTCCAGTACGGAGAGTGTCTCACCATGAGCGATAATCGGTTTCTTTAACTCAAGCTCTTTCATTACTGGTAATCCCCTTCTTCACCGTGGAACTCAAGATCAACCGTGCCTTCTTCGGCATTATGGTTCGCTTCTCCGTGCAGCCAGGCGGACGACAATACATAGACCTGACCGTTCGCCAGCTCGGCAGTGATGGTCATCTCATCAGACGAGGTGATTTTGCTCACCGGAAAATTCTTCGGCACCTTGAAGGTCCCTTTGACATAAGGCGCACGGTGAGTTTCCTTGCGGTCCACTGAACCGTCCAGGCCGATGATGTCATCATTGACCGTCCTGTTCATGGGCACCTCAATGCCGCCGGTCAGCGATAGCTGCTGACCGTCAATTTTGAAATAACAGGTTCCCCCGATACGGGCCATTATGCAGACTCCTCTGAATACTGAAGACGGAACTGATTAACCACGGCAAAGACACGCAGCTGGTTAACATAGTCAGGCGGGAACAGCGTGTTCAGGCGGTTCGGATCGCTGGCATCACGCTCCACAACCAGGTACTGCTTAAACAGTTCGTAGTTTTCCACGATCCCCGCACGCTCAAGCTGACGGTAGGTTGCCAGCAGTTCCCCTTTGATCACCGCCGGGGTGACAATCGCCTGACCGGGACCAAAGCGGGTACCGTCACTGGCAAGCTTGTGACGCCCGTACTTACTGGTAATGACGGATTTCAGTTTGCGCAGTACATACGCGCTGGTATGCAGCGTCTCACTGTCGAGGTAACTGTTATCCGCAACCCCGTAAGCGTTTTTCCTGTACGTGGTGACATCACGCTGAATGCGTAGTACCCCGCTTTCGACATACGCCGTTGCCACGCCATGAGACAGCAGGGTCTGTTGTTCGGTCATCGTGAACCGTTTCCCCTTCGGCGCAGGCAGCATACCCACCAGCTCACCGGTCTGCGTGGGACGTGCCGGATCGTTGCGGATAAACACCGCTGCGCGGGCGGTACGGCTTGCCGCCAGCTCGTCGGCAGGCGTCTGGGTCTCTTTTTCGTACCCCGCCAGGGTAATGTGCTGCTGGTTAAACTGGTCACCTGCGGTCACCAGTTCTGACAGCGTGCCGATCTTTGCCGTATACACATGACCATACAGCTGACGCGCATAGCTCCAGCGACCGCTGGTATCGTTCATCTCGGTCACCAGCGTGTTAACGGAGGCCGTGTCGTTGAACGGCAGGCCGATATAATCAAACGGCTCATCCGCCATTGCAGCCACCGCGCCGGTGAGAACCGGAGCACCCGTTCCGGCGGTACCCGTCGCCACGGCAATCTGTACGCCCGCTGGCAGCACTTCGCCCCCACCAAAGCCGTAGTAATTGAGGCTGACAGGAATTTCATTCCCGCAAAGCCCCTTATGACGCGCGGTCAGTGTGACCACGCCTGCCGAAGATGAGGCAGTAAACGGCAGGGTCGGAACGGCATTGATGGCATCCTGGATACTGCTGGCAATCGTCGCAACGTTATCGCCGTTGGTCACCGGTGCCTGCACGCGGGTACGTCCCACATAAACATTCACCGTGCCGGTTTCGGTTGCCGCGCCGGTCACCGTCAGCGTAACCGTTGCCGCCGCGCCCGTGGATTCAGGAACGGCAATCACATACAGCTCGCCAAACGGGTCGGTCTGGCGATAAGCCTCGACCATACGCGCCAGCTGACTTCCCACACCACAAATATGGCGTGCATAGTCTGCCGACGGCATCAGTACCAGACTGTTGGCAACAATCTCTGCACCGTTATTGGCATGACCAATCAGCAGCGATGCTCCGCTGTCCTGTGCAGTATTCGCCGCCTGATTATCCATTTCCGCATAAAACAGCGGAACCAGCGTATTCGACGGAATGGTGTTAAAGCTTATCGTCATCGGTGTTCACCTTTTTATTCACGCGCCGGATATCACCCGCTACTTCACGGCGCAGCCAGTAGTTGTTCTCGTCAACATTTCGCCCTTCGGCGGGCAAAAGGTCGCCGCGGGCAGGGTCAGGAACTGACCGCCCTTTAACAGGTTTGACAAACATGAGGATCCTCAGGAAGGAAGGGTTATTTCGGTGTGATGTTCGATATCGCCGTCAGGCCCGTTACCGGGCTCGAGATAATCAACATCAATCGCCAGCGTTTGCAGTTCATCCAGACTGTTCAGATCATCCTGCTGGCGGGTATCGTCTTCAGTCAGCTCGCTGATGACCGAAAAATCGAACTGATAAATCAGCTCATGACGATTCAGATCCAGCAGCGTGCCGCCGTCATAGGTAATCGGGTTACCGCACGCTTCCGGGTTCCAGCCCAGCAAGGCCTTAAAGAGCATCTGCCGGACATCGTCCACCACATCATACGAGGCAAACTGACCGCGCTCATCACGCCCGTTACTTAGTATGACAACCACGGAGAAGCCCTCTTTCAGCTCCTGCCAGTAGTCGGTCTGGCTTTTGTTTTCTCCCGGAGAGTCATCACCCGGTACCACATACGCCGCCGGGAGTCTCAGCTTTCCGACCTCCGGCAGATTTTTGAACTGTGCCGCGCCTGCCACCCGGTTTTCAAAATACGGGCAGCGGGCACGCAGCGCAGCAATAACAGGCGTCAGTTTCATCTGTGTCGTCGCTCCGGCTTCAGTGATTTACGCAATTCCCGCGCCAGAAAATAGCGTGTCCAGCTGCGGTTCTTTTCAAGAGTTTCCACCATGAAGTTATTACGTGGAGCCAGTCGCCAGCCGCTGCCACCGGATGCACCACGATGATGACTACGACGACGTTTTGCTCCTCCCCGGACACCAAAAAACAGAAATGCCGGATAGAAGTCACCAGAGATCATCCGGTTCCCCTTCCCGTTGCGCTGGTTAGGGGCAATGCGTGTCATAAAACCGGCTCGCTTTTTACTGGCTCTCGGCACCATATAACCAATCGAACGAGCCAAGCGTCCGGTCTGATAACCGGGGTTTTCACCTGGTGCCGACCGCGCACGGCGCATCACCAGCCGACGGGCATCACGCATATGACGCTGCCCAATCGTGACAAACGCCCGCCGGACACGGGCGCGGTTAAAGCGCATCTCGGCGGGCTGCTGAACATCAACGTGAAAAAAGGGAGTCGCCATTGCTGCCTCCGTGACTCTGCCTACATTCGCCCAGCTCCGTACACTCCAGCAGCAGAAAGCGCCGCGCCCCGTTCAGATCACGCTGACGTTTCACCCGGTACACACTGTCATCACAGACCACCTCATAATCAGCAGTGATCCCCCGGCGGTAACGAATGGTGATGTAATGGGTGATGGCGTCCCCGGTCTGCGCGGTTTCCTGCCAGGTGGTGGCACTGGTCTGGATAACCTTCGCCCATGTCCGGAACGTAACCGGGTATTGAGGCTCCACGCCAAAGTTATCCGCGGGCATATCCACCCGCTGGCGGATCAGGACGCGTTTATTCAGTTCACCGGGGTCCGGCAGAATGTAGGTTGCGCTGGTCTGCGCCTGACGAATTTTCATTGCGGAAAGTACCTGTACGGGCCGACAAGCCAGCCAAAACTCTGCGGCATGTCGAGTTTCTCCACTTCCGTAACCGACGAGCGGTTTTCGTAAAAATGGCTGATAAGCATCAGCATCCCCAGACGAATATCATCCGGCAGGTGCAGCCCGTCCGGATCGCTGTCCGGAATGGTTTCATCCGGTGCATAGAGCTTCCGGTTCAGATACGTTTCCGTCCGCTTTTGTGCCGCACAGGCCAGCAGTTGCAGATGGCGGTCATCAGCATCGAAATCCTCATCCAGCCGGAGTTGGGCTTTAATCTCTTCCATTGTCAGAAGCATACTCAGCCCTCTTTACTGGTCGTGGCTTTTTTCTCTTTTGCCGCTTTACTGCTTTTTGCACTGATTCCGCGCTCTGCTAACCCGGCCTGAAGTGCAATCTCCTGCACCCGGGCAGGAAGTTCCCCGTCGTCATACTCACCGGCCCGAATGACCTCAACACGCATACCGTCCGGTGACCATTTCAGATCTTGTTTCAGGATCATGATTCTTCACCCGTCAGAACAGGGGGCGCGGTTCCGCGCCCCTGAGTGATTACGCCGCTGCAATCTTCAGCAGTTTGATGGCCTGCGAATCGACCAACATCCCGCCGGTGCGCTTGGTGGTATAAAAACCGACAAACGGTTTATTGGTGTACGGGTCACGCAGAATGCGGGTACCGATACGGTCAACGATGGTGTAACCCCGTTTGAAGTTACCAAATGCAATGGCTTTCGCATCAGCGGCAATATCCGGCATCTGTTCGTTTTCAGCGATACCGTAACCCGCCAGAGAGGACGGCTGCCCCAGTTCCAGCCCCGGACGCCACAGATAGTTACCCTCGCTGTCTTTAAGCAGACGGATGGCAAACAGGCTGTTGTTGTTCATCATGAACTTCGCGCCAGTGCGGTGTGCCTTACGCAGCGTGTAAATCAGTTTGATAATGGCGTCTGCGGTCACCGCCGTCGCTTCGCCGGATACAATATGCTGAAGTTTGCCGAACGCCCGGACCTTATCGGTTTCATCCGTGGATTCATACGCCAGGAACCCTTTCGGCTTCTTGGTACCATCGCCGGTAGTAAAGGCAATTTCTTCCTGTTCGGCAAATTCGGTTGCCAGCTCGCTGTTGATCCATGCTTCCACGTTGAAAAAGGCATCATCCAGCATTTTCTGGGTGGCCTGCGGGTTACCGTA